CCAATAGCTTGGCGGCCTTCTTTGCGTCCTCGTAGAAGATCTCGTAGAAGTCGCCCATGCGGTAGAACATCAGCTGGTCGGGGTGCTGGTTCTTCAGGCGCCAGTATTGCTGCATCATCGGCGTATGGCTTGATAATTCTGAAATTACGTTGTTCATCAGTGGGTTATGCGATCTCTGTGGAATGCATGGGGCAAAAATGGGGCGAAAATGGATTAGCCCTACATTAGCTAGCGCCCTCATGATCCTGAGTTGAAGGGTTGGCGGGCGAGCAGCAGGCTCGATGTGCCCTATAATGCCTTAGAATAACATATGCAAAATATTTGAAAGTTAACAATATTTTTGGTATAGGGTTCGGGGATTTGGCGCGTTCCATTTAGGATTTGTGAATGAAAAAGCTTCACGTTGAAAGAAAGTCATTTCTGGAAAGCGCCAGCCTTGCTCGTTGGAAGAACACTCTTGCACGCCGTCATAAGCGTTATGACGTAAATCGATTTTATAAAGAGGAAACATACAGGGGGCGGCGTAGGATTGTCGCGCCGAAAGTTATCTCTGTTTATACCTTCGAAGACAAAAAGAGCTCTCCGTACATGGAGACTTTACGCTTTCTTTCTGCAATTGAAAGGGAGTTTAGAAGGGCGGATTGTTATGTCGATTTCAGAGGGACGCATAATATTTCTGCAGCGGCCATGGTTGTTGTATATGCAGCCATTGACATGGCGGGTAAAGAACCTGGAAGGGATGGTGAGGCAGAGATACTATGGTCGAATCAATCTGAGAGGGTTAATGTTGTATTAAAATCAAACAATTTTCATAAGTTAATTCGTGGATCCAAGATATCTTATGCGCTTGATAGTGTAAGATCTATGCCGGTTATCTCAAGCGTCGGCAGTGATCAGATGGAGGAAGTGATAGATTTTATACAGAGGCGTATATATAAGGCCCGCATGAGTCCTGATACTGAACATGTTTATGGTGATGCGGTTTCTGAGACCATAAATAATGTGAGGCTTCATGCTTATCCTGATTACAAAAAAGAGGATAAGCGATGGTGGTTGGTGTGTACGACTATCGGCAAAATGTTATATTTGGCGATTTACGATCAGGGGATAGGGATACCGAAAACCGTGGTTGATCGCCCTTGGTTTCTTAGTTCCCTGAAACATACTCACCCAGAGGAGTATGCGATTCTTGAAGAGCAATTTCCTGCTATAAAGGGTGGGTTGCTAGGTGTTTTTACTGCTAACAATATCTCCGATGAGAGATTGATTTTTCTTTCTATGCAAGGGGATGTGACGGGAACTAAAGCTGATAAACATGGTCAAGGTAGCAAGAGTATAATGGCTTTGGTTAATGATACCGCCGGTGGTCAGCTTTGGGTCTTTAGTAATGGAGGGCTGTATCGTTTCAAACAGTCCGACTGTAAACCCGATTTGTATAGGTTGCCTAAAAAATTCCCTGGTACTTTGGTTCAGTGGAACATTGAATTGCCATGAATAATTTCGAAATAAATGTAGTCAAAGATTTCAGTAAGAAACCTTATGGTCGATATCCAGAGGATGGGGACGGCTGTGGCGTATTTTTCAGAAAAAACAAGTTGGTCCCGGCCTTGAAAAGCAATCAACATGTGCATGTTGTTTTGGATGGGTACAATAGATATGGAAGGTCGTTCTTAGATGAAGCTTTTGGGGGGCTAATTAGGGAAGAGGGATATAGTTTGGAAGAGCTCAGGGCTCGTTTAACCTATACTCACTCTTTGGTTAAAAGCATAGAGGCGCTCATATCGGAGCGGCTTGAAGCTGCGCAAGAGGATATGTCTAAAGATGCTGCGTTAAGAAGGTAGTGTCATGAATTTTCAGAATTTGCCAGGCCAAGTAATTGTGTTGATGCTTGGCTGGATGTTTACAGTATATCTTCAGGTTAGATCCAATAATCGAGCTGAAGCATTAAAGCGAAAAGATAAGATAATTGATAAGCTTGAGGATTTGCCAGGTTGGCTCGAAGAGGAAATCTCCAAGGAGGACTTTTCTCTTGGAAGGTCGGAAGAGAGCTATGCTGGGCACGTAAGCCAGATTGAAGTTAAAGTTGGTCAGTTAAATCAGCATGTCGGAAAATCTATTATTGATAGGAAGATTTTAGAACGATTAATGCTTTTTGAGATTAAGCCGGATGCAGAGTCTAATAAGGATCTGCCTTATGAGGTCCGTGATGTTGCATGGGATATTATTGAGAAGATAGAGTCGAGCTGCACCGAGGAATATTTTGAACGGCAGGGTGTTTTGTCGACTCTAAAAGGTTATATTGTTGACTTTTCAGGGGTTATATTGGGCGTGGTTTCATTGTTTTTATTGGTCCACTTGGCGAGGTATTTGGCTAATTTCCATTGGTAGTGTTCATAGCTCCCCATATACGATCAATCTCTTTATTGGACTCTTCATCCATCCATTTCGCATACACTTCTACCAACATTGTGAAGTCTTTATGTCCCATTTGTTTAGCTATGAACGCAAGGTTGCCGCGAGCAGCTAGGCACCAGCAAGCATAGGTATGCCGTGTCTGATAGGGACGACGTGGGCGGATGCCAGAGCGCTTTTGAATCGCTGCCCATTTGGTATTCCAAGCGGTAGGGACATACCAAGAATTGATAATTTTCTTACGTGCTTGGGTGCTGGGGGATAGCAATGGCGTTACCTTCTCCTGCCGGCTTTCGTGCCTGTTTTGGAACACCTGGATAGAACGTGCGGGATGATCAGAAACCAGCGATATCAAAACCCTACAGGCTTCTATTGCGGGAGGCATCAATAGCACTGTACGCGGCTTCCCTGTCTTGGGGACTTTAAACGTGCCGTTAGCGGTAATGGCGCGGCTGATATTGATTTGTCCAGCGCTAAGGTCGATATCTTCGACAGCCAGCGCACAAAGTTCACCAGGTCGAAGTCCAGTATATACCGCCAATGTTATGGCTGCCGTGTCTTGTGGGTGGAGGCTTCCTTTATTGGTCAGAAGTTGGAATTCTTCACGAGTAAGCGGATCAGGCTCCCGGTCTTGCATGGCGAACCTGCTACAGGCTTCAGACAAACCCTTGCGGCAGTATCCGTTGGTCTCACACCAGCTCAGAAAACCGGCGAAGGTTGCAAGGTAGTGGTTGACCGTGGACGGTGCTCGATCTGCGATCAGCATGTTTCTTAGTAATTGAATATCTTCGGGGAGCAGAACACCGGCGAGACGATCTTTGCCGACCAGACCGGTGCAAATGTCCAATGCATAACCGTATTTCTCCTCTGTCATCGGAGTGATATCGACGGCCTTAAGTGGTTTGTAACGATCCAGCAACGCCCCAAGTTTTTCATCTTTGACACTGCTGTAGTTGGTCGCATGTTTCGAGTTTGGGAAGTGCCGTCCATAATCGAAGCGACCAGTTTTGATCTCGTGAAGAATTGCCGCCCTTAATAGGGCGGCGTGTTTGATATTTGCTTTGGTTATCGGAAGACCGAGGGATTCGCGGCATCGTATTCGCCTCCACATAAATACGACACGCAGGTTGCCGCCGTGAACTTCAATCCCCTTGTGTTTAGCCAGCTCTGTATCTAAGCCGCTTCCTGAGGTGCGCTCTCGGCCCACTTGTCATACTCCGTCATATTGATTGCGATCCGGCCGTCCGGCGTCTTGCGCCATACACGGCCTTGGGCCCAGGTCCCGTTCTTAACTTTGTGGCGGATAGCGTCTTCGCTGTAACCTGTGAGTTCTGATGCGCGATTAATCATTACCCAGCGTGGAAGGCTCATGCCGCCTCCTTCATGGACTCATCCTCTTGAGCCGTATTCGCGTTGATCAATGCCATCATCGGCCAGGGAGAGACAGAGTTCCCTACCATCAGTACCTGGTCTTTCTTGCTGAACTTCTGGCCATCGTGGCCATGGTCAATCACGTAGTTGTCCGGAAATCCCTGGGCTCGGTAAAGCTCCCGTGGAGTAAGCATGCGCATGCCAATGTCGACGATGACGTATGGCGTGCCCTTGATCACCACGGTAACCAGGGCCAGCCGATCCCGTGTGGTGATCGTGGCGGCCGGGTCCCGCAGGTCGTAGATGTTGTCGGTGCCGTAGTACCCCATCAGGAAAGCGGCAACGCGCAGAGCGCCTTCCTCCACGTCTGGTGCGAGTGTGTACTCGAGCAGCGCGTGGTGTTCTGCGCCGGCACAGATAGTTGAAATCGGCTCGTCCATCGCACTGCCCACACAGTTCTTGCGCAGGGTCAGCAGGTTGGCGGTTACCAACTGTTGTTGGCTGCCCGTGGTGGTTATCGCTGTCAGAGGTTGGTCTGGGTGCCGTCCCAGCGTTTCGTTGAAGCCGCCGTTGTGTTGTGCGATGTAGGCCACGGCGAGTGCGAAGTGTCCGCCCTTGACCTGTGCGCAGATGGTCCCCAGCGGTGCGTCAGCCGGCATGGTTCGCTGGGATGTTGCATTGGCGTGCTCTGTCAGGAAAGGCGCGACTTGTGGCGTCACCAGGGCGAAGCCATGCGCTCCGGTGATGGTCTTGGTTGGATCTTGCACGGACTGGCATCGTGCAATGTCGTTGCCTGAGTGGTTGACGCTTACGATGAACGGGTCGGCATGATCGACCACATAGCGGCGAGCACCTTTGCGCACGCGTTCCATGGTCTTGTCTGCCAATGGCCGGCGAACACCAGCGGCACGGCCTTCTTCTTTAGTCAGGAAGATGCTCGGGCAGGGGATAGACCAGTCGATGATGCTGGCTGCGTTGCGCCAAGCCTTTCGGCCCTTTGCGGGGGCTTTGAAGTGTGTCGGCTCCGGCCAATACAGCGGCTTGCCATCGTATCGAGCGACGAGGTAGAGCCGCTCGCGGGTGGTTGCGGCGCCATAATCACACGCTTTGAGCTTTCCATGCAGAAAGTCGTAGCCCATGTTCTTGAGGATCTGCAGGAAGCGGCGCCAGGTCTTGCCCTTACGTTTCGGATCAGGCACCAGGTATTGATCCTGAACTGGAACGCGCTCGCCTGGTGCGGCCACGCTCCCATCGCGGCGAATCACCCGGCTGGTGGTTTTGCATCGCTTAGCAATCAAGGGGCCCCATTGCAGGATCTGCCAGACGTTTTCCATAGTGATGAGGTCGGGTTTGACCTGTCCGGCCCACTTGACGGTGACCCACGACAGGGAGCGGCTGGCACTGCTGCGTGGTTGACCTCCGGCGGCAAGGCTGTGATGGGTACATTCGGGGCTTGCGTGTAGGTGTGCGACGGGGCGGCCTCGTGTCGCCTTTCGGGGGCACACCTCATAGACGTCCGAGATGTAATGCTCTGCGCCTGGGTGGTTGCGCTTGTGCATGCTGATGGCTTTGGGGTTGTGGTTGATCGCGATATCGACGGCTTTGCCCGTAGCCATTTCCTGGCCCATGGTTGCGCCGCCACCACCGGCAAACAGATCGACGCGGATCTTGCCCATGAGGTCGAGGCCAAATTGGGTGATGATGGCAGTGCTTATTGGGGGTTGGGAAAAGGCGGTCATACCCAGCCTCCATGCGTATACCCCACGACAGGCTGCGCGAGCGGGCGATCCTGAGCGATTAGCGTTGCTTCAGTGTGCGCTGCCCCGCGCAGCTTTTCGTGGGGTATAAGCGCCTCGGTGGTGCTGCTGGGAAGAGCAGTAATGCCTGCTGCTGCGCAGCAGAGACTGTTTTTTACAGGCGCGTCGACCTTGCTAGCGCTGCGGAGCAAAGCGGCCTGGGATGGGGTGTGGTTCTGTACTTGCTTCATGCCGCTTTCCTCCGGTGTTCGATAGCGAGTTGGTCCATCAGGCGCTGGTGGTAGGTGAGCCGGGCTTCGGTGGGTGACCACGGCCGGATGCGTTCGGGCGCGGGTTCGATGCCGACAAGACAATCCCAGGTGGCCGGGTCAGGTGGCATCAGGTCACGGCGTTCGGTAGCAAGGGCGATCAGGTCGGCTTGGGTGATGGATGCCGGCAGGTCTTGATCGA